GTTTCATAAAAGCAGCATCACCAGTAGTTAAGCTATTTAACGACCATATCGAGCTCAATAATGATGCAGAAAAACAACCGATTGAATTTAAGAGAACAGGTGTTGGTGATTACTTAATTAAAGGTTCTCTTGGTTTTGCTCAAGAAGGTTGGTATATCGAGGTTCCTAAGGACGCTAACGGTAATACAGTCGTAGCTGTTGAATACTCAACTTTAGAAAATGGTGATATTTCAATTCAAACTTACAAACGTAAGTTTGATGTGGAAAAGGCAGCCATTGTAGCTGATCTCGAAAATCCACTCGATATTCCAGAAGGCCGCTGGAATTGATATCCGTTTACATGAAGAGCTTGTTGTAGAGGAGACACTACCAGATGACACTGAATAGTGATTTCCAGAAACTTTATGTAGATGGGTTAATCACCCTATATGAATTAGATGCCAGCGCTTTAGGAGCTGGCATTTTGCGTTTCCATGGGCATATTTCTTATGAAGATTGGGAAAAGATTTATGTCTCAGCTGACTTAACAAGTTGGAAGGCTGACACAGCAACAATCAAGGCTGATAAAGTTTTTAATATCGGCGATCAGAAAGTATGGATGCGAAATATTATTTGGCAAGGTCAAGTATTTGAGCCAATGGCGCTTGAGGTCTCTGGCCTTGAAATGCGTTCGGATGGTAAAGCTTCTGCACCGACCTTATCAATGGCAAACAACATTAACGGCATTCAAAATGCTTTATCTGCCTATTGTTTGCAATTTAAAGACTTTGCTGGGGCTAAACTTAAAGTCATTACCACGCTTGCTAAATATCTGGATGCCGAAAACTTCACGGCAGGTAATCCTACTGCTTCAAATGAGTTCAAGGAGCAGCTTTGGTATATCGAGCAAAAAACATCCGAAAATGCCCAGCAAGTGACCTTTGAGCTTTCAAATCCAATTGATTTTGAAGGGTTGAAAATTCCTGTACGTCAAATTACTTCACTTTGTCATTGGTGCATGATGGGAAATTACCGTGGTGAGGAATGTGGATATACCGGAGCGGCAATGTTCACCGATAAAGATGAGCCTACCAATGATCCAGCTTTAGATCGATGTAGTGGGAGTTTGCGTTCATGCCGTTTGCGTTTTGGAGAAAACAAGCCATTACCTTTTGGCGGGTTCCCTGCATCAAGTTTATTGTGAGGTTTTATGAAACTTACAGCAAAAACCAAAAAAGCAATCATGGCCCATGCCGATGAATGCTATCCGCATGAATGCTGTGGGGTAATTGTTGGAAAAGAATATATCCGCTGCCGCAATGTTTCCGCTCAATCTGATCAGTTCGAAATCCATCCTGAAGATTTAGCTATGGCTGAAGATCAAGGCGAAATCTTAGCTTATGTGCATTCCCATCCAGATGGAACAACAAGAGCATCGGAATTAGATTTAATTCAAATTGAATTACATCAAAAGCCGTGGGTAATTTGTTCGTATCCGGATCTTGATTTTCAAGTTTACGAGCCTTGCGGTTATCGCGCCCCTTTAGTGGGGCGTAATTATTTTCATGGCTGGCAAGATTGTTACGCGCTGATTCGTGATTTTTATAGCCGTGAGTTAGGTGTGGAGCTGTTGGATTTTCAGCGAAAAGATGCTTGGTGGGAGGATAAATCCCATCCATCACTTTATCTTGAAAACTATGAAAAAGCAGGCTTCTATGAAGTAGATACACCACAATATGGCGATATGCTTGTTTGTCGTGTTGGGCGTACTGAACATCCCAATCATGCGGTTGTTTGGCTAGGCGATAATGGACAGCTTAAATCTGAACAAACAGAACAATGCATAGGTTCAAGCTTAATTCTGCATCATCCGTATAATCGAAAGTCTGTACGTGAAGTTTACGGCCAGCAATGGAAAGATCGTACGGTAAAAATCTTGAGGCATAGAGATGTTAAAAACAATTAAGTTGTACGGCATCTTGGGGCAAAAGTTCGGTCGTGAATTTAAGCTCGATGTTGCCAATACGCGCGAAGCTATGCGGGCTTTATCAGTTCAGATTGTAGGTTTTGAGCAATATATGTTGACCGCTCATAAGCAAGGCTTGGCATTTGCAATCTTTCTGCGAAGTAAAAATGCAAGTAAAAAGCGCGGTAAGAAGCGCCCAGCTGTTTATGACCATGAAACAAAACGGTTAATCACTGGTGACAATATTGGTGAGCAGCAACTGGATATGAATACTGATGCTGACATTATTCATATTGTCCCTAGGGTCATTGGTGCTGGAGGGAATAATGGAGTGCTGCAAGTTGTACTAGGCATTGTAATGATGGTGGTTGGCTACTTCACCTTCGGTGCCACCACCACAACGGGTATGGCATTAATTGGTGCGGGTTTGGGAATGGCTGTTGGCGGTGTCGCATCTATGCTTATGCCTAAAGTATCTACCACTCAAGATCAAAACCAAGATGGCAACAGAGCAAACGAAGGTTTTGGCGGTGCAGTGACTACAGTGGCGCAAGGCAATCCTGTACCCATTCTATATGGGCAGCGTGAAGTAGGTGGATTCATTGTCAGTGCTGGTCAGTATCCAGAAGATCAGATGTAGTTTTTTAATCTTTTACAGGCGCTTTTTAGCGCCTTTTTTATTGCGTGAGATTTGATATGGCGATTGTAAAAGGCGCAAAAAAAGGCAATCAACAAGCTAGACAGCCAGTAGTTGCCCCAGATTCAGCACAATCTAAAACCTACATTAAAGTTTTATACGGTATTTCCGAAGGGCCGATTGAAGGCTTGGCAAATGGTCTTCAATCCGTTTTTCTTGAGGAAACGCCGCTAGAAGGTCCAACTGGAACTCTTAATTTTGACAATGTAAAAACAGATTTCCGTAATGGTACTAATGATCAGGAATATATAGAAGGTTTCCCTGCTGTTGAAAATGAGACAGCAATAGATGTTGAGTTGAAATCAGGCACGCCTTGGGTAAAAGCATTTAATAATCTAGATCTGGATGCCGTCCGTGTACGTTTCAAATGGGGTCCTTTGCGTACTCAAGACGCAACAAATGGGGATGTGAGCGGATTAACAATTGAGTATGCGATTGATTTGCAGACTGATGGCAATAGTTGGAGTGAAGTATTAAGAGCTAAAATTTCAGATAAGACTTCGGCAAATTATGAGCGTGCTCACCGTATTGACCTGCCAAAGGCTGATAGTGGCTGGTTATTGCGAGTTCGACGTATTACCCCTAACTCATCTTCTGAATATATCAGCGACAAGATGTATGTATCTGCGGTAACAGAGGTAATTGATGCAAAATTACGTTATCCAAATACAGCATTATTGGGCCTCCAGTACGATGCTGAAACCTTTGGGAATGTTGCTAAAGTTGCAATGGATACGAAAGGTAGGATTATCAAGGTTCCCACAAACTACAATCCGGTTACACGTCAATATATAGGAATTTGGGACGGTACATTTAAAGAGGCATACACAAATAACCCGGCATGGATCTATTACGATATATGTACCGTAGACCGTTATGCTTTGGGTGACCGCTTAACCCCGTTAATGATTGATAAGTGGTCTTTATATCGTTTAGCCCAATACTGTGACCAAATGGTGCCGGATGGGTTGGGCGGTCAAGAACCAAGATTTACATGTAATGTTTATCTTCAGAGTGCTGAAGGTGCCTTTGAGATTTTAACTAAGTTAGCTGGTGTATTCCGTGCGATTTCATTCTGGGATGGGAATAGCATTATCTGCGATGCTGACATGCCACAGGACACGTACTTCACTTATACCCGTGCCAATGTCATTGATGGCAATTTTGAATACTCAGGTACACGTGCACGTGATCGTCATAATGTAGTAAAAGTGGCTTGGGATAACCCGGCTAATCACTATAAAACTGAATATGAGTTTGTACGTGATGAGAAAGCGATTGCTGAGGCTGGCCAAGTTCGTATTTTGGAAATTGATGCTTGGGGATGCACTTCGCGCGGACAAGCGCAGAGAGCAGGTCACTGGGCTTTAAAGTCAGAGCAACTTGAAACACGTACAGTGTCTTTCAAAGTTGGTCTAGATGGACACATTCCTTTGCCGGGGAAAGTAATTGAAGTTGCTGATCCTCTATTTGCAGGTCGTGCAAATGGTGGTCGTGTATCTGCTATTTCGGCAGATCGTAAAAGTATTACTTTGGACCGAGATAATGTGGTTGCAAAAGCTGGCGACCGACTCGTAATTAATGGTGAAAACGGCAAAGCCCAAACACGTATTGTTCAGTCAATAGCAGGTAGAGTTATTACAGTAACCACGGCTTTTGATGTGAATTCGATTGCTGTGCAAAACATTTGGGTTTTAGATGCTCAAGACTTGGCAACAATGAAGTTTCGGGTTATCTCTATTACTCAAGATGATAAACATCAATTTAGCATTACTGCTCTTCAATACAATCCTTCAAAGTTTGATGCAATCGACACTGGAGCACATTTTGAAGAAGTGCCAATTTCAATTATTAACCCTACTGTTCAAGATGCCGTTACCAATGTCACTATCACAAGTGAAAGTCGGGTTGAGCAAGGTATTAATGTCACTACGATGGTTGTGTCATGGACACAAGCGCGTGGGGCAGTAAAGTATCTGGTTGAGTGGCGTAAGGATGACGGAAGCTGGATTAAGCTTCCATTGACAGGCAATAACTCTGTAGAAGTACCTGGTATTTATGCAGGTCAATATCAGGCACGTGTAACAGCAATTTCAGCATTTGAAATTTCATCTTTACCGTCATACTCAGTTTTGACTGCATTGACTGGTAAGCAGGGGCTGCCACCAAAATTAGCTTTTATCCGTGCAGTTGGAACAATGTTCGGAATGAAAGTGGAATGGGGATTCCCGGCAACTGGCGCTTTAGATACTGCATATACGGAAATTGAATATTCTACGACTTCCAATGGTGCCAATATTCAGCCTCTGGGTTCTTATGCTTATCCAACGACTTCACTACAGCAGCAGGGTTTGGCTGCTAATGTGACACTCTGGTACCGGGGGCGGTTGGTTGACCGAATCGGTAATAAAGGGGATTGGTCTAGTTGGGTTAGTGGTACTTCAACTGCACAGGCGAATGATATTCTTGATGCGCTTGATGGCTTAATTTCTGCAACGCAGTTAG